TTACCAATTATGATGCCACCAGATCGCCTTACCACGAATAACATCACCGCCTGGTTTCAGTTCTCCGTCACCTGGTATGTCTGGTAATTTCCACAAGTCCCATCTTTCAAAGGTTGTTGCCGGCCCATAATCGTCTAAGTCTGCTGCTTCTGCATGTGTCATTACGGTATCGGCATTAATGTCCAATCTAAGTTCCTCACACAGTACAGCTACAACTTTTGCCATACTATCTATCTGCAGCTCTGTCGGTGGTACATTTCCAAAATCGACACGACCATCAGCATAGGCTACAGCATCTACACAGCACGCTAAAGCAATCCCAATAGCTCTAGAATTGCGCCGCCATGTATGAGCCTTATATTCAGTTAAATCATCGGTTGTCGCCATAACAGCGCCGTCGCTGTCAATGTTTAAGTGATAGTCACTAAAAAACTGGTGATAATTACCAGCTGACCAGTGTAGATAGATCTTATCAATATTACCAGCTGCAGCTTTTGCCAACTGTCGTAATTCATCCAAAGTTATCCTTTTAATTGTCATTACTTTCCATCTCCAATCTTTTTCCCCACTTCGCCAGGGGAACTGTTGAACTTGCTATTAATAAGTTTATTTGCAATTTGAGTAGCCGCACTGCCGCCGCCTGTCATGGTAGCAAATGTTTCATAGTTGCCCCAAGTTTGGCCCTTATAAATCAAATAACAACTTCCAATTAAAAAAGCAGCGAACCCGATAACGGATAGAATCCGTGTTAGCGAGTATACGCCGCCTTCTTTTAACATCTCATTAAATTTTTCAAGCACTCGTATCATCTCCATCCGGCTCTGTTGGCAATGCCATGACTTTGAGTTTGATGTCATCCATAACACCGTTTAAGCCAAGATTGTGGTAAGCGTTATACACATTTTCAAAACTTTGCTTAGCATAAATCGGCATATAACCTTTATTGTAGTAATAATGATTATATATCTGAATCATTCTATCTCTCAGCATCGCTTGCATGCCAGCTTTAACCGCTTCGTTTTCCTGATTGATAGTCCGTATCTTTTTAGCCATATAACCTACTAACCCGCCCACTAGCAAATTTATCCCGTAAATTACTATTTCGTTCATCTCACACCACCTAAATTTTAGTTGTCCATTTTATTTTTTTAATTGCACTTACCGACTTACTGTTTTGTACTTTGTTCCGCAGACTATAAAACCGATTGTAAGCCGCAGACTGCTCTGCCGCTGACTTAACCAGTACACTTTGAAAATCAGAAGCTGATAACATTACCCATAGACTTTCGCCTTCAGCATTTTTTACGCCATAGCCATTCTCCCCTTTTAATAGTGCAACATTATAGGCCGAATTAAATTTATTGATATCAGATGCCAACCTATCAAAATAATAGGCAATACCGCCTACCTTATACTCAGTGGGCCTATCACGTTCTGCTTCGTACATAGCGTAAAGCTCGGCAATTTTCTGTGTCTTTGTTTCCTGCAAATCTAAATCAATAACGCTTCTTTTAACACCAAAATTTTCTAATTGCTCATCGGTCGGATTTAGCGGCCACGAAATATTTGGTAAAAGCCTCTTGATTTTATCAAAGTCATCATAAGTATTACCTAAATAAGTGTAGACTATCTTTTTATACATTTTAGATCCTCCTCTTTAACCGCTAAACGGCAATGCTACACTATCACAAACCTGTATACTAAAACTACCTGTGTCATCTACAATTGCAATAACATTTATGATATTGTTAGCATTTGCAGTTAATGCTGGCGCAACGCCTTTCGGGTAGTATACTGCGCTACCTGTCGGGAACGTCCATGCTACTGTTGGCACCGTAGCACCTACAGCAAGCCAGAATGTTAAGGTTTTGCACATATACGGCACGCTTCCAACGGTCGCTTTGAAGTCCATGCCTTCAAAATTCATAGTTAAGCTTGACGGATTGTTGATTGCGCAGTTAATTAGATAGCAGTTTGCAGACGATTGATATAGTATGACATTGCCAGTATTAGGCGTTGAATAATAGGTGTTTTCTGCTGTGCCACAGAAATACAAACAGTTTTCACTGTTGCCAGCACGAATAACGCCATTTTGCAAATTAGTGTTTGCGGTCGAGCCAACGATTAAATTTTCTTTCAAGCTTAACGTCCCGTTATAGTCAATCTGTGCCAGCCTATCGCCTGATGACTCAAACAAGATGTTTGCTGTGCCGTTCTTTGCGCCGTTAACACTTAAAGTTAAATCTTGAGTAGTTTTATCTATTTCTAAAAACTTAAAGCTGCCTACCTGTAAAGCTGCATTGTTAGTATATGTTAAATGTGAATTTCTCTGCAACGATAAAATGCTATAATCTGTATCTATCGTTTCTGTCTGGTTCGAAAGGTTCATGCCTATTGTTTCGTAGCTTCCTTCCGGGTAAAAACTTATAGTTTTATCTGTCCCGCCGCCACCTATCGTTAATCCTGTTTTTGTGTCAAAAAATAAAATATGATTAGACAAAAGGTCAAGCGTTGCCGTGTTTGCAGTGCCGCCAATGTTGGCAACTTCTACTGTGCCAACATTGAAAAAGTGAGCCAGTCCCTCTGTGGCTGTATAATATATTGCTCCCGTGGTAGTTGAATTTATCTTTGCTTGCGTTGTTGCACTGTTAGGCTTCGTGCCTAACGTGATAGTTCCACCAATGCCCGCAAGTGCGCCGTCCCTCACTGTTATAGGTTTATTAAATGTGTTCGTTCCTGTAAAGTTGTTATCTCCTGCGGCGGTAACATCACCACCCCCGCCTGCTGAAATGGTAATATCTTGCGTGCCGTCAAAAGCCACACCATTTATTGTGCGGGCAGTTTCTAGCTTCGTGGCAGTTTTTGCATTGCCTAACCATTTTGCAACGCCGACATTGGTTATTCGCGCAAATTCAAAGGCATTATGCGAAAGGATTGCTGTTTCACTTTCGTTAGTAGTTATGGATGTAGACGCAGTATTATTGCCAATTTTGAAGTGATGTCCAGTTCTTTCTGTAGCAATATAGTTTAATGCCCCTGTGGTAGAAGCTATGATATTCGCTTGTACTGTTGCTGTACTGGGTTTTACGCCAAAAATAACCTGTCCTTGACTGCCTGCTGTTGTGCCATTCGATACAGCAAGGTTTGCTCTGAAAGTATTTAAAGCGGTAAAGGTGTTAGATGAATTTAATTGAGCATAGCCGCTTAAATCATGGTTACCGGCAAGAACATCCCATTTTGTGCCGTTCCATGCTACGTTGTCCCCTGCTTTGATACCGTGGCCAGGGTCTGCCGTTTCGACGTTATAAACATCACCTATTTTTTGCCCTGTAGTCGGCAGGTCGGCATAGGTAGCTACACTGTCTTTGTACGTGTATACTGTTGCAAGCCCTAACTGTTCTGCGGTTACTTTATGCGGGTTGTTATAGTTCGCTTCGTGGGTTGCAAGGTTATTCGCTACTGTAGTTATTCTTGTGGTTAATTCCGTTGTCGTGCTATCTAAATCGGTTTTTACAGCATATTCCACCCATGCTGTCCATTCAGATACCTCAACTGGGTCACTGTCCGGAACAATCGTTCCAAATCTGACATAAGTTTTACCGCTAGCTTGCCCCATAAACTTTTGCCTGATGTATGTTTCGTTGAAATCATCGTCTACATCCAACCAGCCGCTGCCTGTTTCCGGCGCGTTAGTATTATTTGATGCTTCCAGCAGTTCGCGGGCAAATTCTGTTTTGTCATTAAGATCTACAGCAGTATCAATATTATCGTAATAGCGTAATTCTTCAACAACAGGAGTAAGGCTGTCTAACCTATTTAACGCTGATGTGGCATCATTTTGCGCATTATCAGCCGTTGTCTGCGCATCTGTCGCAGTCGCAATCGCAGTATTAGCAGAAGATTGAGCATTGTCCGCAGTTTCTTGAGCTTTGGCTGCAGCAGTCACTGCATTATCTGCAGTTTTTTGGGCGTCGGCTGCAGCTTTTGCCGCATTATCTGCAGTTTTTTGAGCGCCGGCGGCAGCAGTAGCGGCATTATTTGCCGTAGTCTGTGCGTTTTGAGCAGTAGTTTCAGCGTGGTTAGCTATTTCTATTGCAGATTGTGCTGCATTATACGCCTGATTTGCAGTTGTTAAAGCCTGAGTTGCTATTTCATATGATCCATAAGACATATTTCCTATATCGTTTATAGCATCCTCTGTCTGCTGCTCAAAGCTAAGTCCTGGTAGTGGTCCAGTCAACGGTGTATACTGAAATTTATAGTATGACCGATTATTTATTAAAGTCTGGATGTCAGCAGCAATACGCGCTGACCGTAAAGATGCGGCACGTGATACTTTTGTGTAGTTCATTTTTACTGCCTCCCCTAATTACTTAACGTTGCTTGAATAGAACATTTTGAAAATCGATTGCCATAAGCTGTAGTAATGTTAATAATGTCACCTTGTTTAATTGAATACTTAAAAGTGTTAGCATCGCTGTTTGATGTCGGATAACCCCAATAATGACCTTTACTACCTGATTTTGTTACACTAGTACTCATGTTTAATGTACCAACTGTGTTCCCATTAACTTGGACTGTAACATTTGCATAACTGCTCCAACCTCCATCCGGGGCTTGTCCCCAATCTACTGTAGCCATAACTGCTATGCTATTAGCAGCAGCTGCTGCAGTAAAATTCAATGTATTTTTACCGCAGACAGTTTGACTGCTGACCAACGTCTTTTTAGCATCATCTACTGCACTATTAACCAAATCCTTTATCTGATCAGCACTAAGCGATCCAAGCCACACCAAATATTCTTGCCAATAAACAGTGCTTCCCTCTGTGCCAGGTATTACAACACCCGCAGCAGTGTCAACGCCGTTTTCTTTAATGCACATATAACTGATACCGTTATAAATAACCATACAGTTAGGCGCATAACGAAGTGTAGCTTTATACTGCCACTGACCGCCTGATTGCAACCAATAGGCAAAAGCTGACAGCATATAATACATACCATTAAAATCCGATCTCTGGGGCGGCAAACCGCCTGCTTCCGGTTTAGCCTGTGTTATCGGTGGGAAGCCCTGTGTTAAACTCGCGCGTCCATCCGTACCGGCATTATCATCTGGTGGGATAGTTTTTAAGCCTTGATCTGCAAAAGGCCGACTAAAAAGATTGACTGGTTCCTGTACTACTGGTAATGTTGCCATAATTTACCGCCTTTCTATTCCGTTATGGTTCCAACAGGGTCAAATACGCCGCAGTTAAAAGGCTGCAACCCGCTGCCAGCAAAACCAAAAACATTTTCTTTATCGATCTGGTATAAGTCCCAGCCTACTCCGGCTCCGACACATAGAGTGCCGCCAACCTTAAACAACGCCAGTTCTTCATCTGTAAGATAACGTTGAAAAAGCCAGCGAACGTGCATTGGATAGGTATTGTAGTAAGTACCGTTTTCATCCTGCGCTTCGATGATGACGCTGAAAACCATAGCGTTATACTGTGGAAACAGCTTATTGATCATGTAGTTTAGTGTATAAAGCGATGCGTCAGTAATATTAGCCAAAGCTTTATACATAAGCAATGTCCTGTAAAAATCATCATCAAGCGTTATTTTAGTATCATCATCTAAAATAATAGTGCGTGCAATACCAACGATATTGCCCCATGTATCCAGTCCTACACCGGTAGCTGTTTTAATGTCCATCATATTTTTATAAAAAGTCTGGATATCGGCATCCGGGCGAATATTGGATCTGAAATCATCAAGTATTTGCTTAATCACAGGGCTTGCTGAATACTGCGACTGGATATACGGCTGAGGTTCCATCCTGATATCATCGCTTGCCCTGACGTCCTCTTGTCCATGAAAGTCCATGTTAAGCCTCCAAAATTACCGTTACGTCATCCTCCGACAACGTTGGCATATTATCCAGTGGGATATCGACTTCGTCGCTGAAAATCCCATTTGACGGAAAAGCAACCTCTATAGACGAAAGATTTTTCACACCGGCACTCGTAACCGAGTTATAAAAACGGCTGGCATACAGAGTATCACCCATTTTCACCCGTGGCTCATCCACGGTTTGACCGTTAAAGTTAGCCAAAACAGCAGCTTTAATATCTGCAGTAATGGTAGTAGGTGTTGTCGCTGTCTGTTTAAGAGTCACCTTGACTGCTGCTCCTACTACAGTAGGACTTTGATAATAATAAACCTGCTCACTGCCATTAGTAGGATCTGCAATCGTTACCTTCGTGTTTCCCGTAGTCCCGCAGCCGCCGTCAATTTTCTCGTGCATTGCCATAGCTATTTTTTCCTGTTCACCGCCGTAAACGCTCAAATAAACGCTGTGAGGAGGAATTGTGACACCATATTTTGTTATTGTCACATCCCCGCGGTTTTGCTCGATTCTACAGGCGATAACGCCGTCGATATTACCGACTGTCCCTTCAACAGCTTCTGCAAGCCCGTGGGCATTTTTAGCGACACTGTCACTACGGCGCTGTTCAAATTCAGCCTGTGTCTCAAAATCGCGCCCAGGAGCACCAGCAGCAGCGTTATTAACACTATCCCAACCAGGTATTACAGTAATAATCTTATTAACGATATTTGCTCCGACTTGTACTGGTCCATACTGACTACATCTAAAGATACATTCTGCTATACCGGTTGCACCAATCGTCGTAGCATTGATGTTGTAAAAAGTGTAACCATTAACATCCTGCACTACGGCTCCATAGGGGATTATAGTACCCTGCAAGCCAGCGCACTGGCATGTTACTAGTGTCGGTTGCGCTACCTGCCGATCTAAAAAATAAATCGCGGCTAAAGCATCCTGATAAATACCTGTGGCCGTTTTAGGGTTAAATCCATTAGCCAGTCGTAACACTTCCCCGTCTTTTTCGGCTACTAATGCGGCCATACCATCAATCAGTTGACCTGCTGGCGTTTCTGGACCGGTATTAAGTTCTGGCGCACTTTCATCAGTTTTAAATGCAGTTTTCCAGTCAGTTGCAATTTGATTACGTATCGTACCGGTTTCATCAGCAATAAAGCCAGTATCAGGGTTAAATATTATTGCCATATCCCTGCTCCTTTCCAAAATGGGTATAAAAAAGACGCCTACTTTCGCAGACGTCTAATTTATTTAATTATTATTCAATAGAATTATAAATCTCTAATTCAACTTTAGCCATATTGTCAGCTATAAAACCTGCTCTAAAAAGAATATCTTCAAAAAGCTTTACTATACCTCGATGTTCGCTGATACTTCTAACTTGTGTTAAATTTTCTGTAAGTACCCTTGCTGCGTTTATGTACTCTTTAACCTCACTAAGCTTCTTCATGTAATCAGCATTTTTAAATGGTCTTACATACTGTACTGTAGGCTTCACTTGTTCTATAAGTGGTATCTGCTTTGGTGTCTGTATTGCTCTTAGCTTAGCTTCCATTTCATTAAAAGCATTAATGTAAGCGATTTTAATATCCATAGCTGTCTTACCAGTAAACCCCATTACCAACAGCATAAAGCCGTCTTTGTTCATAAGGTATTCAAGATTAGTTTTTCCGCTACTATCTTTATACTTATTGCTACAAAACCACTGAACGCATTTTTGCGTTGAGCTAATAAGTTTGCTTATAGCGCGCAACACATCACAATGACGTTTCGAAAAACTCTCAGCAATTTTTCTACTTGATACAACTACTTGTTTGTTTTGAATGACTACTAAATTTGTCATTATTACCACTCCGTTTGATTTACTCAACCGAAAATGATATACTGTATTTATCAACTCCGGTTGGTGATATAAGGTATTGCCTCTTGTTTTAGTGGACAGGGCGATACCTTATTCTTTTTGTAGCAGAAGCTTAATCCCTCTTCTAACTGTTTCAGCTTTAGTTATATTATTTTTTTGGGAATATTTTTCTAAAGCATCGTTAGTGTTTTTATCGACCCGCACTTTCAGATCAATATCTTTAGGATTATCTGCTTTTGGCCTGCCAGTTCTTGGACTCATTTTTTTCACCTCACTTTTTGAGTTCCACAATGTCATTATAATTTAGTGAACTCAAAAAGTCAAGATTTTTTCCTCCTGCTTCGGAAAATTTTTTTACAGCTGTACACTTACCGTTGTTCCACCGTCCAGCGTTATAACCACATTACCACTAACCAGCCTGCCGTCATCGTCATATTCGAGTACTGGCTCGCAGCCAGTCGTCCCCGATATTGACATAACGGCTTTTTTTATGCGATTAACAAGCATGGATTCCGACACATCAGGACGTTTCCCCAGTTCGATATCAAAGTGTGGTATGCCTTGCGTTGCATTAAAATAAGCATCATTGGTGAATAACCTGATTGCATTTGCTGCGTTCTGTGCCACAGCATAAGCACCTTTTGCAGTAGCAATATTACCAGCATCATTAACATTTATGTCCCAGTTTTTATCAAGATATAGGGTATGCCCATACTTTATTGCTGGATTATAAGGATCAATATAACTATCATATTCGCCGCCGGTAATAAGAGGCTCCGGATTATTTGGTACAGGTATCGGCTCAGGCTCCGGTGACAAAACTGTGATTTCTGCAATGTAGGTATTTTCACTGTCTAAAGATGACAGCAGACCTTCAAACGGATACCTGACCATTTGCCCTTGCAACTGTTCAAAATTATAAACTGCAGATACTTCTTCTGACATAATTACCCCCTCCTATTCATCACACTAATTTTATATTAAGTAATTGGTGTTAATTGAACAGAATAATTGCTTCTTCCATAAAATACTTTTCTTTCAGTAACAGTATCATATCCTGGAGCGGTCGTTGTTATGTTGTATTCAGTATATGACATTAAAGTTACAGGACTAGGAGAGCCATTAATTTGGGCATAATAAAAAAACTCCGTTTCACTGTCAGTTATTTTAAATCTTGCCATATTTATACCATCGCCCGGATTCACGATCATGGTTATTGCAGATAAAGATATCTCTACCGGGAAAGGGATCGGCCTACCCGGATTTATTAACAAACGCCGATTAAACATATTTACACCCGTTCACTTATAGTTTCAGTATATTTGAAAACCAAATTATTGACTACCGCTGTACTGTATTGCGCATCTGCAGGAATATTGGCTCTCACATAAAATAACGTATTAGTGCTACCAATATTGCTGAAAAATAACGTACTGTTCCATGTCTTAGCATCTGCTGATAGTTCCAACCAATCAGGATTAGTCCCTATAACCGATATAGTAACGTTATAAACATTGGTTTCTAGAGGGCAGCGTAAAGCGTATTTCACTGCATCGCCCAAACTACCTTTTTCTGCAGCATACTTTAAGGGATTCGTAGTTAAAAGCAAAGCCCCATCTGTACCTCCTGCTGTCACCGTCCCACCGTAAAACCCTAATTGTGCCATATTTTTACCCCTTTCAATCAGCCAGCCGGAAAGGATTTATATGAAAAGCTATCATAGCCCTACCGCTTAACCCTTTTATTTTCCAACCTAAATAAATTCTTATGTAAAACCATTTACAGTATTTTTTACAATAATAAAAGCTCCACGTTTTAGTGAAAATATTTCTGTTGTCCTGTACGATGCCGATATAACATGCATCTTGATCTGAATTTTCATAATTTCGGTAAGTCTTGATGTCATACTTATCATAATCACGTCCGCAAACCTCATATGCAAAACCATAACCAGTATTACGATACAACCACCATAAACGACAGAAATAACGTTGTACTCGCTCTCTAAGCGTAAATTCAGAATCAATTATTTTGACATATCCAGGAATCATCAATGCCCCGTCTTTTACTTCAGGATAATAAATGTAGTGCTTATCAAAATCGTATCTAAATATTTTAGGCACAACTTCTTTTGCAATAAAATCTACGTCAAGGCAGTTATCATATGTCTGCCACCAACGCAAACATTTTGGCAGATTGCCATATTCATCAGCAAAGAAAATCACCAGCCAATTAGTCAGGTAGCAAATTATACTAAAAACAACATCGGCTATGATATATAATATCCAATTCATTTTATTCACCTTCTTATTAATAATCTAGCACGTTAGGTGTTATACCGTTTATACGCTGCGAATATCTTATAAACGCACTGCCGCCTGTTCCATCTACTTCACTGCTATAATCAACAGTAATACGATACTTTTTTTGAGGTGTAACGCCAATATACTTCGTAGCACCTGCGCTGTCTTCTCCCGAAGCACTAAACCATGTTTTAGTGCTTGAATACATGCTGCAATAGCAATACTCGCCGGTTATACTACCATTTATTCCGCCCCCCACATAAATTACATTTACGCCAGCCGGAATAGTTATATCAAACGTATCATAAAATCCGTCCTCGTCAGCGGCTGTTGTACTCCATAAGTTAGTATCTTCCGCTGGTAGTGGTTTTGTTAAAATAACATATTCTGTTTCGTATTCAACATCAGTATCAATAATCCACGTCCCCGACGCCGTGTTATATTCAGGTTTGGAGATATTATAAATTATTTCTGTTCCGGTCGGTACGTTTTCAAACACGGCTATGCCTTTATTGTCCGTGCCGTTTATAATACTTTGCCCGTTATATGTAATCTTTACCAAAGCGGAAACGATATGACTGCCGTCGGCTGTGTCTACGTGAACTTCAAGGACTGAATGCGTTTGTGGCGGTGTCCCACCCGAATTTATTAATAAACGCCGATTAAACATATTTACCTCCTTATTTCGGACCGCTGGTATTACTGCCGCCACTTTCTACACCACCGTGCACGTGTTTCGTAAGGCTTATGCCATTAGCGATAACATCACCTTCAACAGTTACATCGCCTTTAATATTCACACCTGATGTAGCAATCAGATTGCACTTATTATCCTGCGTCAACTCTAAGTAGCAACTAGGAGCCTGATTTAAGAAACCACCAATATAAAAACCATCAGACTGGCTATGTTTACGTAAGCTACCTGGTTGTTGTGGTTCTCTTGTCCCTACTGTAACATTACTGCTATCAGATTGAGCAAAAACAGCAACTCCGATATCATCAGGGACCGGATCAATAATCAGTGCTGCTTTACCTCCCTGTACTCTACTGTATGGCAAATGATACAACGTTACAGGCTGCACTGCCTGACCTTTGCCATCTACGTAGGTAACCAGTGGTAAAACATCTACATAACCCGTAGGTCCTTGTGCCCCCTGCGTATCAACGGCAACGACTTTAACCGGCTGTGCAGTAGCTATTTTGTTCTGTAACATACGCACAAAAAAATCTATAGCATTAACATCACTGTTAGCGCTATAGATATTTTTTTGACCTTGTACTGCTTCATTATTTGACACGCTCATACCCCCTGAACCCACACGCCGTTAAGACTGGTCATCCAGTCGCCGCCAGTTGGTTTATTGGCACTCAATTTATGCTCCAACTTACTTATCTTCCATATCCCGGAAGCCGCCGGCAAAATCGTTTGCAACTCGAAAAACCCGCCCAATGAAAGATTGGGATTAAAGTAGATCTTGCACTGTACGCCGTCATTTGTAAATGAAGGATAACCATACTGACCTGAATCGCCTTTAACCAAAACCACATTCCCATAATTTTTGATCTCATAAGGCTGAATGATAAACTTACGGTCATCTATCAACAGATCAATACCAGTCTGCCGTGCCAATTCGTGCGCTTTTTGGATAGGTGAACCAACAAACGTACTGTTCTTTACGCTGGCAGTAATGCCTTTGTTTTCAAAACCATATCCAGCTTCGCCGGCAAAAATTTTCATTAGTTTTTCGATTGTTGTTTCGCCTTTGGCCGACGTAGGAGGAGTCGGAAGCTGATTAGGATAATAGCCTGTTCTAGCTTCGATTTTAAAGTTGACGCTGCCATCTTTGTCCATCACGGGCACCGCAGACGATATCTCTCCTTCAAATACTGTATTAAGCTTCCGTCCCAACTCGCCTGCTTCTATTTTGATAATGTTATTAAAAGTTTGCAGTTTCCTGAATGCCAGCATAGTTAGCTGCTGCATAGTATCTAACTTCATGTTATTTACTGTAACAGTAGCCTTGCCCATATCCTCGCCTCCCGGTTTAGATACGTTTACTTCGATCGGCAGTCCTTCGAAGCTTACAGTGTTGCTACCGCCATTAAAACTACCTTGCCGCATATATACAGTTGTCCTGATTGTTTTTTCGCTGAAACTTGTCATAATTCGGCCTCATAGTAAAGCACATAACGCGTTCCAAGCCCGCTATAATGCGGGGCAGTATCTTTGTTCGTCATATCGGCAAAAAACAGCGTACCGCTAAAATACGGCGTTGGGTACTGCACTAAATCCATTGCTGTCAAGCAAATACCTCCCTGCCTTACAATAGTACCGTCACAGGTCAAATCCAGATACATATAATCACCCTTTTGGTACAAATGGATAGTACAGTTTTGTCCATTCAACACAATATTAAATTCTTGGTTTGGTATTTGCTGTAATGGTATGACTTGCATATTATCACTTCCCGCTTGGATATTTCACTTTGCCTATTCCCTTATGCATTATTGATTCAGCTCGTTCTCCAGCTTCCTGCTGTTCACCTGTCGGCTCGGCTGGCGTAGTAGTACCGGTATTTACTTTGCTGGCATCTGACGGATTTTTAGCGTCAGCCGCCGTTATGGTACTGACATCAACACTACTGTAAGCTACATCGACCTCACGGACTTCGACAAACTGAGCATTGATATGCAGCACACCTAAGCCATCAGTAGCATTAAGACTGTAATCGTAGTTTTGCAGTGTCATGCGCTCATACTCATAAACTGGCGTAACAATAGAAAAATAGCTGATTTCCTGTTTTAAATTCTCTATCATGTCAATTACAGATTGTAAATAAGCATTAGTCCCCGAAAATGATAGATCAGCGTTGATTTCCAGAGGGCTAGTAACTTTGTTATAGCTCATAAAAGAACCTTTTTCGATAGGTTCAGATACCACCTTGCCACCCGATGTAACGCTTACCTGAAATACAACTGCGTCCGGCAGTACATTTCGTCCTTGCTCATTTACAAAGCGCCATTTACTTGATTGTTTTTGTTTGTCTGAAATTGGTAGGGTTGTCATATCTTATACCTCCATCATGAATATGATCCATTAGCAGGCCCATTAACAAGTGGACTGCTAAGAGCCTCTCGAGCAAATTTATCACGTGCTTCTTCTGCATCTTTAACACCATAAAAATTATTAGTTAGTTTGACATCAGTTTGCCGATTGCTGTTATCTATCCCACCAGCTCTACGATCATCAATAGACAGATGCACGTTTTTATTGCCATTACCGAAAAAGTTGAGCAATTTGTTAAAGATAGGTGCGACAAAATCCCACCACTTAAACAAGGTATCCTTCATGCTGTCAAAGGTTTTGTTAAAGCTGTTTTTCAACTTACCAAAAGAGTTAGCTACTCTATCAGTTGCCTCTTTGCTACCAGATACTAACATCCTAATAACGTCTATAACAAACCAAACTGCATTATAGACTGTTTTAGCCCAGTTCCAGACCGTAGTACCAATACTGAGTAAAAGTTCACCAAAATCAATAACATGTGGCTTTATCTCGGTCCAGACTTCTAACATAACAGTTTTAAATTCTTCAAAGGCTTCCAGCGCATCATCAACAAAATCATTGATAATTTTTTTCGCATTCTCAGTACTCCCAAAAATCGATTCATAAAAATCTCCAAAAGCACTTTCGCCGCCTTCGAGCCATACTATAAAGTCTTCAAAAACTAACCCTATAGCCAAAAGTGCTGCCAATAACGCACCCCATGGCGATAAAAGAAAAGCCTGCGCTGTTACAAATAGTTCTTTTAAAACCGGCAATAAATGTACTGCTACAGCAACTCCAAGTCCAATCAAAACAGGAATAAATGCTTCTGCGTGCTGCGCCAGATAAGACATACCTTCGGCAATTTTCGTAGCTGCCGGAGCAAGTACCCTGTAAACCGGCAGAAGCATCATCTTCATAGCTCTGGCTAAATCATTACTGGCATTAGTAAAATCTTTGGCCGCTTTAGCATCTTCTTTGGTATACACACCAAGCCTTTTAACATGTTCTAACTGAGCATTGATGCCGGCACTGCCTTGCTGTAGCCATGCCACAACATCAGCTCTGCCGATACCGATCTGCCGGCCTATGCCTGTAGCTTCCTGTTTGCTCATATTGCGGAAAGAATCTGCCATCTCCATTAAATATTGTTCAGAGTTTTTTAATTCGCCATTAACATTTTTTACTGGTGTTAATAACCCCTTTTCTACTGCATCTTTTAACGGACCACTGTCATTATAAGCAAGATCTGTCATCCAATCGTTAATATCAGCAAACAGTTCACCAACTTCCTCTCCTGCGACACCTGCCATCTCAGCGGCACCCTGCCACTGCTGCAATTTCTCAATATTGATGCCCAAGGATTCGCTTAATCTGTCCACTTGAATAATCTCCTGCGTGAACTGTTGCACTATCTGTCCTGATGTAATAGCAGCTAAAGCAGGGGCAACCACACCCATAGCGATACTTTTCAATTTGTTGCTTACATTATCAACTAGTGCATTGATATTTTTATCTACATCGCTGGTGTCCATACCAATAGCAATAAAAAATTCATCGACAATATTCCTACCTGCCATTATTTCGTTTCGCCTCCTCCATCGCTCGATATTCATTGATATTATTGACTACAACGATCTCATAAAAATCGAGCAGATCCTCGTAGCTGTAAACGCTCTGCAATTCGCAAAGCGTTGCCAACTTTTGAGATACTACGATACCGGTCAGCGTCCCGACATTGCGGTAGTTTTCGCAAAGGTAATTGACGGCTGGACCTGCTGGCCTTGGGCATTCTGCCCGATCTGAAAAAAATCAAAATTCACCTTTAATGCTTCCCATCTCAGGCGATACAGATTTTTAAATTCACCGATAATAGTATCGATATTCGCCGCAGTACACGGGACAGAAAAGCTTGTATTAGCTGGGTCTGGTACGTGCTCACAACAATTCAAAAGCTCATCGTAAAGCGGCTCTACTTTGTCATAATCCAGTTGACCAATAACCTTAAAAATTTCCTGCAGTTTGTCGGGCCCACTGAATTTAGATTTTAAACTACTAAATTCAAAATCGCTGATTTGTCCAGTAGCAGAGTTAGCCAATAAAGCAACAACTCTGTTAACCCATCGTTCACCTTTGGTTGCTGGCATTTGTTTGACCTTAAAAGTCAACTGGCGGCCATCGTCAGTAATATTAAATAAAACTTCTTTTCTCATAATTTACTCCTTACTTAACACTTTCAAAATCGAATGTATAAGGGATCGGCGCAAAAACCTGCTGTGCATCTGCCAAAAGCTTGCCTGTCTTTAATACACCGTTGCTGTAAGTAAGCGTTTTACCAAGTGCCGGAATAGACATCAGCAATGTAAGCCAGTAAATCTTTTTCCCTGAACGTGTCGCCCTGGCTAAAGTATCAAGATATTCGACGCTAGGGCTGGACGGTTCAAGTGTAATAGTCAAAGTTTTTACTCCGTCTACATAACCGGCAACCATTTGACCGTCGACGCCTTTTCGTGTTTCTGCAAAGGTTTCATCTGCCTGTGAAATCATAGCATCAGTAGAAAATTGTTCTAAAATGATACCCTGCGGAAATAAATCTTCGCATTGTAATACAATTGTCGCATCAGCGGATGTAATGTTTCTATTTTCCATGTTGTCAACTCCTTAATTTTAATAAAAAATATTTAACCCTTCTTGTTTTATACGTGTACACGTGTTATAATATGCATGTGAGGAGGTCAGCTAATGGTCACAATGAAAGATAAAGACCTGCTAAAATTACTAATAAAAAATGGTTGGGAATTAGATGGCATAAAAGGCAGCCATCACCGACTAAAGAAAGATGGTAAATTAGAGGTTATACCAGTTCATGGAAAAGACATGAAACTCGGACTATTAAAAAAGATTTTAAAAAGAACAGGGCTTGAATAAAGCCCCGTTCTACATATTATAAAAGGAGTAAATATTATGTTACTTATTTATCCAGCAATTATACACGATGACAAAGACGGTTTATGGGCAGAATTTCCAGATTTAGTTGGATGCTCTACACAAGGGGACAACCAACAAGAAATTCTTGCAAACGCTGCTGAAGCAGTGGAGTGTTATATCTTAGGTATTTTGGAAGCAGGGGAAAAACTTCCTCAAGCAACCTCTCCTAAGAATATTATTCTCGAAGAAGAAAATACATATATATCTTTAATTCAGGCAAATATAGATTTAGCGAAAAATACTAAATCTGTCAAAAAAACTTTGACCATCCCAGCTTGGCTTAATCAAAAAGCATTAGACGAAAATATAAACTTCTCTAATGTTTTGCAAAAAGCCCTGATTAAAGAATTAAAAATCGGATAAAAAAGATCCCTCAATTACGAGGGATCTTCTTATTTATAATACTGCTGTAGCTGGCAATTCTACCTTATGAACACTGCCGCCATATGTATACCACAGTCCCATAACAGGACTTTCGCGGTTAACACGAACAACTGCCCCCGGGTCTGTTATCTGTAGGTAGTAGCCGTTAGTAAATATTTCACTGGATACATCCTGGCCGATTTCGGTAATCAGCTCAGCTTTCTGCGCTTCAGATAAAGTCACCCCAGTATCAATAATGCCATTATTCAGTGCTCTGTTGATTGGATCACTGCACCACGCTCTGATAATGGCATAGCCACGTTCTACGTATGGTACACGTCCCGTTTGATTCAAGCCGTTCATAATAGCTACCTGCAAAGCGTTACGCAGCCAGATATTACCGACATATGCATCAGCATAACCAAAGTTACCGCCAATCATCTTGCCCTGATAATATTGGATAAAGTCATCATTACGTGTAGCCCAACGTCCGTAATAGTTACAATTCATAGCTACCAGATTTTCAGCAGTAGTTTCATCTGTCACGGATGCAGCTAACCCTGTTTGTGTTTTGAAAGCATAAGTTACAAGGCCGTTTACCCTGTTCCAATCAATGCACGCACCAATAGAAAGGACCAGTAAAGCATCTTCTACCCCACCAAAGGTTAAGATAGTCCCTTCAAGATTTGCTGCAATTAAAGTATTCGGCAAATTAGAAGTATTACTGGGCAGCGTATCTGCAGGGTTTTGTGTCCAAGGGCAATACATATAAGAAACATTCTGCAGGTTAGTCCATTCGGCCAAAGCAACAACAGTTACATCATCTACTGCATCCAACGTGGTAAAACTTACCCAGTTTTGGTTTTGATCGATAATGCTGTCCATATTTTGACTCGGGGTAAGTTCAGCAGAGCCGGCAGATACCAAAGCTCCGGTATCTGTAGTAAGACCTAAAGCTTGTGCCGGAGTATAACCTCCAACCGCGGTGCCACCAGAAGCAACCGAAACTGCCGATGCAACACCGGTCGTAGCCGATGTAACAATAAAGCTGCCTAAATTACTGTTATAGTTTACTGTAGTCCCCGTAAGTTTTGCCTGCAACGCTGCGGCCACATCGCTTTGAGTATTGGCGCTGCTAAAATCCAGCCCGGTCACACTTTTTTCAGTACCGTCGATACTGATAGTCAAACCACCGTCTGTAATAGTCTTCAGCGTTTCCAGATTTTGCGCTGTGCCACCGATCAAACTACCGGCTGCTGCTTCAGTTAGCAAACGGGCAAAACGCAGACGGCGCGGTTTCCTAAAGCTATTATCATAACCTAAAAAATATTTTGTTGCAGCCAGATATTCAGCACTGTCAAGTCCAAAATAACTTCCTACAGCTGCTTTAGATGTAAAAGCCATTGTCCCGGGCACGATGCACAAAGGATTTGTTGTTAAAATAAGCCCTGTAATTTCCAAATCATTACCGCCGGCATTAATAACCCGCGGCGTTACATTTACAATTTGTGATGCAGGAATTGCCATAAGATCACTCCTTTTTTGGTTTATGGTGAGCGTCGATATTTTCGACCAGGTTGATCTCAACCTTTTCTGCATACTCCTGGCTAGTGCTAACGCTTTCCCATTGTGTTAGGTGCAGCGTCACACGATAGCGGTGTATGTATTGGTCACTTAAATCGACAAAAGGTAAATATGCCATATCGTCAGCGTAATTAAAGCCGATAGCATAGCCTTTGAAAAAATCAACTGCAATATAATCGCGTCCCAGAGTAGCCAATGCTGAGGCTCTTTTGTGTGCCGTCATCTGATCATCACAGACAAAGTCAATGTCAATCGTGTATTCATACATGGCCTTTGTCGTATAGATATTGTCGGCAGCCTGCGCATCGTCGCCGATATTAGTACCTACACGCGAAGTGTCAGACACAGAAATTACCGTATAATCCTGAACATCCGGCAGACTGGCCCTGTTAAAATAACCTCGGTAAATATTGTCCTGTACCACACCAGGCGCGAATTTCAAAATAAAATCGTTTACTGCCTCAAACATTTGTATCACCCTTGCTCCAGTCGCTGGCGCTAAAATCCGGTGCCGTGACTTGCTGACTGATGCCTGCATTAGCCCAGCCGTCACGTGTCCAATCCTCAATAACAGACGTTATCAGCCACCAAGTACCATCAATCCGTTTAATAAAATCACCACTGCGTAAAAGTGGCTGACGTTGTCCTGCTGAAATCGGCATCATCATATCCGAATATAAAAAAATCTGCTCACTGGCTTTGGTATCGCCCACACGTTCAAGATGCTGCAGCGCCTGTGTATCCAGCGGCTGAAAATTTACCTTAACGGATTGCGGCTCACTATATTTGCTTTTGACTATGCCTTTGACGTTGACCTGTCCGACAGATTGATAAAGAGTACATTCTTCATCAGGATGCACAGCAGTAATAACGCCCCGCACGACCTTATGCAAATTTAAACCTATCATGCCTTCACCTCATAACTGACAGCGCCAATCATTTGACCTGTATCGATCAATACTGTTTCAGGATTTATCGCCTGCAGATTCTTACCGGTGCGGGCACGCCGTTCTTTAGCTTTTTCTGTAGATTCTTTATTACCGCCCGGCGGCCACGCCTTAATCGTCTTTTTAACATCGCCAACAGCAACAACCGCAGCGCGTTCATAGGCACGCTTAACATTCGCCCTTGACATACCTGCCATTTTGATATTTTTTTTGATACCAAGTACCCATTTCTTAATATTCTTGCGTGCAGTGTGCTTCATAAAAGGCCGACGCGGATTATGTCCGCCGTATTCGTTAAGATAGGCCACATAAGCCACTGATGTTCCATTTGGGTAAGTAGCCCTATCAAAAAAGCCTACCTTTGCCTGCGCCTTGATCGCCGCTATTTCCCGCAGTTTTTGCTGCAACTTTTCGCCACCTGTTATTTTTTTAACATGGATGCCAGGCATTATAGCGCACCCCCAGACGATATTTAGCAGTAGCCGCCCAGTAAATTGCTCCGCACTGCGTCTGCTGATACCAGTTAGCATTATTGAACGGCGTTACCGACACATTGACTTTTCCCTCTGCTGCGCTTGTTATTGTTCCTACCAGCGTGTCACCTCGCTCTTTCAGCGTTGCAATATGGCAGGTCAGGATATAAAGCAGCGTTTCGCGTTCAGCAAGGTCCGTAACCAGCGATTTAGGCGTGTTATTCAAAAGCAGAGTTGCCGCATTAAAATAATTAGTTAAGATAACATCGGACACCGCAGCAAATTGCGGATACAGTTCCTTGAATTTGGCAGGATCAAATATTACTACTCCGTCCATGATCAGCCATTATAGGGACGGCTGTTTGCTTTTTTGGTATCGGCAGGCTCAAAACCATGTCGCAATTCAGCGCGTTCTTTAGCAGCAGCTCTGGCTTTGGCTGCAGTAGTAGCAAAAACCAATCCTTTTTTAATAAACTCATCGTCAGGACGATGTTTTAAAATCCATTCCCAGGCATCTTTTGGCACGCCCGCAGTCACACCATAGCCACCGATAGGGATAATGCCTTTTTCTTTGCCGCGCAGGTTTGTGGCATTACCTTTGATAACTATAGCTACTTGACGTCCGGAATTATCTGGAACCATAAATTTCAAGTCGCGCGGGTAGTTAGAGCAGACGGTTACAGTTTCACCGCTAGTCTGCATCGATGCTTCTTCGACAGTTTCTTCTGTTTCGCCACCGATTACTTCGCCGTCAACAACTTCGTCAGTAGTAGCCGTCGAAGTCACTTTTTCCGCTTCTTGTGTCGTTTCTGTAGTTTTGTTTTCAACTTCGTCAGTAGTAGGTTTAGATGTTCTTTTAGTTGCCATATTATCGCTCCTTTAAATAAAAAAAGGCACCTGTGTTTCACAGATGCCTTAATTTTAAGTTTTTGTCACTAAAATTCCTTCTTCTGTTTCTATATAATTCAACCCATGAATATTCAACCAATGTTGCATTTGTGGTTTTGAAACTCTCGACTTCTCCCAAATTTTAAGTGCATTTTTAATATCCATGTATGTTGCAAATACTTTACCAACAACAGCTATTTCTTGGCTTTCTGAAATCGGCTTAAAATTCGGATGATTATTCCCAGATAAAGATTTTAACGTGCTTTTATCTCTCCGCTTTTGTGCTTCTGACATTTTTCTCTTGGTTTCTTCAGAGTGCTTATGCCCTAAAGAATTTTTATTACCTAAATGAGAAACAGAACGCCTTTTAATTGATTCAGCAGTTCGATAAACGCTATTAGGGGCATTCCACAAATCTTTTACTGTCTGTGATTTTTTGGACGCTGCACTTTTTTTGTAAAGTATCTCTGTACTTACTTTACTTCTGTATGTGTAAGAGCACGGAGCAAATTTATACATCAAATCATGTGCTAAAATATGTCCTTCAGGATTTACGCTAATTATTGTTTCTAAGTCAAGTTCTTTAGAATATATATGGTGCTTTATATCACCACTATATTCACGTTCCAAGGTTTCACAAGCTAATTTATACAATTTATTGTTTTTTAGATTTAGAAATTCTTGTGACTTAACGGCTTTAGGCATAATGTAAGCAACCTCCTTTTCAGTTGCTTACATTATACCATTTTGCCTTTGCCTTTGGAAGAGTTGCTTTTGCTATTACACGCCTGACATAGAAGCGATCGCAAACGGACGATAGATAATCGCGCCATAAGTACCAAATGCAAATTTCTGCTCCCAGCTGGAAGTATTCGGGATAAGCTGGAATGCACGCATTTTTTCGCTATACCCCAGCTGCGCAGTCGGTAAGCCCTGTACAGTCCTAGCAATCAACATAACACTGTTACCGCTGGTTGCTGCCAATTCAGGCAAAGTTACAAAGCTGATATTGTCAAAATACTTAGTAAGCATATCTTTGACGCTAACGTTGAAATCAGTAGCTTTGCCCAGCATAACATTGACAGCAGGCGGGACTGCAAGCACAAGGTCGGACTTTTCGTCGATATTGCCATTAGAGTTCTCAAACAGTTCTGCTGCCAAAAGCAAGATATCATTATAAATCTGTTGAGTGGTTTTATCTGTCCATTTAGTCTTGTCTGTATCAACTACGGACGGTGTCAGTGCAGCAGGCAAATTTGGGTCATTGAGTAACCCATAGATTTCTTTACCTTTCACGCCATACAAATAAAACTTATTCTGTTCCTTGTTGATGATTGTAGCGGCGCTACGCTGTTTTTCAGATGCCAGATTGATCATGGCCCGGCCAGACACTGCCATTTCTAACTCACCATAACGGATATGGGTTTGAGCCAGATAATTTTGACGTGTCGGATAGGTAACATTAACGTCAGCTGTAGCACCGTTGCCGTAGTCGGTGTACTCAGTGCTTTCACCGGTAGCCTCAACAGCCTTGAAGATAGCATTGCTGTCAGTCCAGTCGCCTTTCTTCGTTTCACCAAAGATCTCGCGGGCGTTAGTTGGTGCTGTAAGAATTTCCACTACAGCAGGATCAATCCATGTAGTCATTACAGCTGGTACACCGCTGTTAGGAGCAGTAATCATTGCAGCGCTATCCTGTAAAATACGCTGCATATTTTTTTCAGTAATAAAGCCTTGTGCGCGATCAAAGACAAATCCCTTTTCGCGCATCAAGCGCATTGCATCTCTTTCAGTAAGCATTATTTATGTCCCCCCCTTATGCGCCAGCTGCCGGAATAACCGGAGTAGCTCCGTAGTTAGTAATAATCGCGATGCCACCAGCTTCTGCACCAGTAGCAAATGCCCAGTCGGTTTCAACCGAGCCGGACACAGTAGCACCAGCAGCGCCACCCGATACAGCGCCTGTAGTTAAATTTGCAAACACCTTCTGCCCCTTGGTTACTGCAGCCTCCGGTTGAACATAGAAGTCGCCTTCGACCATAATGCATGGAGTACAACCTTCAGGCACAAAGTTCTGTGCAGGATCAAAGGATGCGATAGGATAAATCACATCGCGACAGACGAAGCCTAAAGGCTTGCCAGTACCGCTGGGCAAAACTTCGCCCTCATTGCTCGGGTCATCCCAGCAGAAACCACCGATAGGTACATCGGCGCCTGCAATACGGCCGAGCGATGTAGATACGATAGGATTGACAGACGCAAACGCACCCGGTACGCCCACCGCAGGATAAATATTTACTTTAGTTTGAAAATCAGCCATTATTTTAATCCTCCTCTACTGGATTTTTTCAAGACGTTCAAAAGCTTTCATGCTTCCTTCGTCTAAAGTACTACGACGTCCAAAAGCACTGTCGTTAGCGATAGGATAAGCAGCTTTAGCATCAAGCAAAATATCAACCATACCTGCATAAGCAGCTTTGCTATAGTTGGCAGGGTCTTTGCCTGCTTGACGCAAAGCGAATGCATAAATATCCTCGGCACTGTCAAAAGCCATAGGGTCCTGAATAGTGCCGACAATAGGTCTTACTTTGGCTGCAGCGTTGTTTAACGCACGCAAGCTACCACGCATCTCTTTAGCAACCTGAGCTTTAACTTTAGCGATAGTATCCTCGCCTAGAGCACGTTTTTCTCCCTCACGTTCGTGGTCACGGTCAATACGTGTAGGGTCAGCCTTTTCACGTTTTTCACCATATTTGACGCCCATTTCAAAGGCTGCTTTAAAAGCAGGGTCCTTCATTTTTTCGTCAAGTTCATCATCTTCAACTTTGACATCTTCGTCCAAGACTTTTTTCATTCCCTCAGATTCATGTTCACTGTCAAGTTTCCGACGCTCTGCCGGATCTTTTTCCAGTTTTTCACCGTACTTGACGCCTTCCTCAAAGTCGTCATCCTCTAAGGTTTTTTCAATATCCTCATCGGCAACGTCTGCGCCTTTAAGTTTGGTCAGGATACCTCGGTAAGCTTCCTTGCTTTCATCATCCAAACCTGGCATAAACTTAGTTATGATTTCGTCAACGGTAGCATTAGCATCAATATCAAGACCTACTTCACGCGGGTCATAGCCCTCAACTTGTGCCTCAATAACGTTGACCGCTTTTAAAAAGCCGGCGCTGGTAACTTCGGACGCTTCGATGCCTAAATTAGCATCTTCAGCCAAACCATAGCGACGGCGTTTAAAAGCTAAAATTCTTTGTCTTTTTGTCATTTGTTTGGTCCCCCTTTGTTTAATATTTAAATGTGGCATACTGTCTGCAACGGCTACATCAGCCCCTGCACGACCTTCTGCCACAAGCGCGACATGGTTTCCCGATATTTCACGCATAATAAAGTCATAATGTACCTTGTCACCATTACCTACGTCATATTCTCCGGCTGTAAAGTCTGGCGTAAATCTGTAAGCGCAGGAAATTTCTCTCGCTGTGCCATCCTCAATAGCAGCAATAGCTTCAGCATCAGTAACGCTCATACTGTTTTTAAGATACGGTGCTTCAAACACTGCGTCTGTCCCTGTACTACCGACTGTGTAATCCTTCTGTGGATTATCTGCGCTGATAGTATGGTGATCTAAAAGCAGCGGCAGCCCGTTAAAAGTCGAAGCTGCTTTTTCCAGTTCTTCAGGATCACGCAGCCCATAATAAATGCGATCCGGATCAAGACCTTCTTCTTCCCAGCCAGGCAGTTCACGGCCAAGGTAAGGATTGACACAGGCCTTACTGATAGGCGTCAGCGCAACATGTAAATAACCGTTGTCGTCAATGTGGCGCACACTCAACTGAGCATCAAAAGCAATTTTATTTTTATCTCGATTCATTTTGGTTTCACCCCCTCTCTCTAAAAGTGGGCATAAAAAAGACGCCTACTTTTGTAGACGTCTGAGTTATTTAATCATTCATCAAATCCGGGCATTAAAACCTCAAATTGGCAGTTACAATATATAAGCTCACCCGGTTTGACATTTCGGTGTACATCTTTATCGTACAACCCATCTGACAAAGGAAATACTTTCCCATTCATTTCAACATGAGTTTTACGACTGCTATATTTACCTGGCACGTGTATCCAACGACCTTTAGTTGCACCTAACGCCTGTGCATTGGCAGTTGCCAGTTGCTGTGTAGCCTTATTGGTCTGATCTCTGGCAATAAGTACGGCACGATGCCGTATTTTTTTATTTTCGTCATCAACAACACGTTTTAAGACTTTTTCAAGGTATTTCGCCAGTGTCGCCCGATCACCACCACGCTTAAAAGTGCCCGCAGTGACTTTTTGTATTCCTCTCAAATACTGCTGCGGTATGGATTTAATCATTCCAACATTTTCAGCAACAATCTCACTGATGAGTTGTTTCTGCGCTGCTGTGTAAGAAGGAGTTATAGTCATACCCACTTCCTTTAGCTTGCGCTGGATCTGCGCCATAGTTCGCTTATTGGTTTTATCCGCAAACCACTTAGCCAGTTCGCGGGCCTTTACATCAAATTCACGGTACCACTTTTGTCGAAGCGCCTTCATTATCTGTACCCACTTAACCGAAGCAGCATCAGTAACAAGTTCGTTGTTATAATATTGAGTTATTTCCTGCTCAACATCTTTTTGCATCTTAGCAATAAGTTCCTCTAACACTCGCCTGTATTGCAGTTCCCAAGCTATACTTGGGCGACTGCGACCAAAAGTTTGCTGTTTCATATATTGCTCCTATATTGGTAATATGATATAATGTATTTACCAAATAGATTGTCGACAGCAGAAAGTCGCCTTAGCTGCTAACGAATGATGGGAACTGGGTGTCAATCCCAGACGGCGTCCATCCGACAATCTATTTTATTTTTTTGTTCTTCTCTTGAATGCAGTTAGAAGAAATGTAAAATTATTTTCATGCAGTTCTGGTGAAACAACAGCAACTTTTCCGTCTTTCGACAGCTCAAAAGTTCCTCGATCATTTTTTCCCAATGCACCTGTTTCAATAACATTACCAAGTTCAGAGAAAAATTTATCAAGTTTCTCTTGTGTAAACCCCTGTTTAGTACGTTGTGTAATTATATGTTTTAGCCCCGCTTTATCGTCACCCCATAATACACTTATGCCGCCTATATCCTCACGGGTAAAGGCGTTTTTTATATGTCCGTTTTTCTCTTGAAGCAACTTATCTATAGCCTTTTGACCTGTGTAGCCTTTATACTCCTTGCCCATCAATTCCTTCGCCGATTTTGTCAACTCATTGCCACTTTCACTTGAACCGCCGCAAGATGTAAATTTTCCATCTGCATCTCGATTGTGATCGCTTTCATTAAAATTGGCATCTATTGTCACTTCTTTCCGTTCAATATCAGGGCTATCGAGCGGATCAAGAGACGGGTCAAAAGGTTCTAACGGGTCAGTACTCGGAGCAACAGGGTCATAAGGTTCTAAATTATTAAAACCGCTGTCCGGATCATTAATCAACTGTTCGCGTACTTCTTCCGGAGCTACGACCCCAGCATCCATAAGCATTACATTAGTTTCAGCTTTAGTCTTATTATTGGTAATTTTAAGCGCTTCATCATCTTCTGATAATGGTGCAAATTTAAACTCTATTGCCGGATCAATTTCGCCAAACGCATTAAGCTGTAAAAGTTTGCATAACCTTGTCATAGGTTCGCCAAACATTTTCTGCTGCAGACTTTCGATATTATCATAGTGATTACGCAGGTCAGAGTCGCCGGTATTAAAACCTGCCGGTGAAAGTCCCCACATCTTCGTTACAGGCTCGTTAAACATCGCCGCAACATATTCCATTGCCTGCCTTACCAAATCAGTTACACCAGCCAAAGACGTGGTCATAACGACCAAATCTTCTTTTTCTTTGTCGATCGTAGCACAGCCGTCATTACTCCGGTTCTGGACAAAATACTGTATGCGCTGCTGCAGTGTCGTATCCATACCACCACTTAATATTTCAGTCATATCAGTTTTAAAAACAGTAAGCGAATATTTTTCAAGCAACCGGTTTGCCGACTCTCGACAACCAGTAAAATGACTTACTGCATCCAATACCTTTTGCGCTAATGATAAGCCAAAAAAATTATAAGCCGGCCGCAGAATAGTTGGCAGTGCATTTTCTGCGAAGTACAGCATCCTTGAAGCATGTACTGGTATCCCCTGCACATACCATAGTGTAGGCTTAAAATAATCATCTGCCATCGGGTTAACCGAATTATAATAACCAGGGCTTACTACATATGGCTCAATAAGTTTTACACCTTTAAACCCGCCTTGTTTGATAGTTTCCTGCGATAAAATCAGAGGATCAGCCCATCTATCCTGCGCCTCTCCAGTATCAATAAAGCCTAGCGTGCCGCCATAATACCCACAATAGCTAGAAGCTTTATTAAATATCGCAGGCAATTTATATTTCACAGCATCTTCGTTAAGTTTTTTGACTTTATCATCATTATCGTCAGCATCAGTGTCATCGTTATCACCAGTCCTGACAAACTCGCCCCATTTACGAGTCATTTCGTCAGACCGCATTTCAACGCCGGCGCGAACAATCCCAACTTGCGCAAGACCTGTTAAAACACCATAACCTACAAACATCGGGATACCTTCTGCGGCAAGCCCCTTGATGCTATGCTCTAAAAGTGACGATACCGGAGCAAAGCAACTATCTAAAATAACTTGCTGTTCTTCCGGCACACCACCCAAAGTATAGGGAAGGTTAAAATCATCCGGGCACAACATTTTAGGAGCAGTATCGGCAACTATCATGTTATTTATTTTCATTTTTAACGGTTTTGAATGCGGTTTCGTTCTCATTTTTACCTCCGTAATATCCGAGGATTAATAATTATTTTTCTATGTTGCTGCAAGTCTCTAAGTGCTTGCGTCGTAGCATCGACCTGATCATCATGGGCAACTATCGGAAATTGCGATAATTCCAACTCATAATCTTTGACCCATGAAGCAATCTCTGGTGCAGGTATATAAACGTTACCAGCTTCAAACATTGGTGTTACCGCATACGCTCTCGCAACCTTACTGCCGTCTGGCTCAATCGGTATAATGCCTTGCACAGAGTGTTTTAAAACGTCAATTACCGCAGGTCCATTTGCTTTATCCTCAACGAGTTTGCGTAGTGCCTTTGGATATTTATTGCTCAACTCCAAAAAGGCATCTATGGTTTCCGTAAAACTCATGCGGCCGCGTTTTTGGTCAATCAGATAACAATCCGCTCCTTTGCGCCCCCAAACTTGACCGACAACAAAGTCGCTTGTACTGGTATCTTTAAATGTCATATCCCAGGAAATAACAATAGTATCAAAACTGTCAGGCAGCTTCGTATAATATTTTAACCATTCTTTTTTTATAATCGTGCCACCATCAATAGTTGGTCTTTGCTGATATAACGCTTCCCAATCACGACTGCCGACTGCCGCTTTGATTTTCAGCAGTTGTTCAAGAGAATATCTCTCTGGATGCAGTGCTTCACCAGTCTTGCGGTATAGTTCGTCACTTGTAGCAATAGCAGGGTATTCAACCACTTCCCACTGATCACCATCATTTTTAGACGCATTAGCAAGAAGTCGGCCACATAAATCGTCAGTATGCCAGCGGGTCATAATTATCAATATCCCGCCGCCTGGCGCAAGCCTTGTGTAAAGTGTCGATGTATACCAGTCATATATCTTTTGTCTAATAGTAGGGCTGTCGGCCTCTGCTCTATCTTTAAGCGGATCGTCAACAATAAGAATATTGCCGCCCATGCCGGTAATACCACCACCTACACCGGCGCTTCTATATGTGCCAGCATGTCCAACTATTTCAAAAATATCAGAATTTCTTAAATATGCACCATTACCAACTGTACGAATATTTTTCCCGAACAAATTTGTATTTGGAAATACATTATGATATTCCTCGCTATCCATAACACGTTGAACATCACGGTTATTGCGACTTGATAAATCAGCTGCATATGAAGTTCCTATAATTGACATATCGGGATATTTACCAAAAGTGTATGCAGGAAATCTACGTGATATAATTTCAGATTTACCGGAACGAGGCGGGGCCATAATCATAAGTCTCGGGCTTTTTTTATTTTTTACATCCTCTAGAAACTGATCTAACTTTTGACATATTTCTTCATGTACCCACCCCATCTGATAACCCGGATAGGTATATAATGTAAAGCCAGCTAATGTCTGACGGGCCAGCTCTCGACGTATGCCCTCTTGCAAAGCATCTTTGCTAATCGTTAGGTTCATTTTTAAACGCCTCACGAGTTAAAGCCATCAGTTCTTCTTTACTAAGCTTAGATAAGTCCACAGAAGGAATTTGCTCGACCTGTATGGCCTTCCCGTCTTTACCAGTTAGTACCGTTTCACGTTGGTCCCGCCATCTTTCCGGCACTCTATTTTTAAGCCAGTAAATTTGGGCTGTGACATCCGGAACAACTTCTTTCTCTATTTCCTTCGTAGTAACCATTTCACCGGTTATTTTATCGCGTTCTTTAATTACTTCAGTATACTTATATCCTACTGCTCTTTTATACAGCTGGTTTTCAACATGCCTGTCAGGAACTGCCTTGCACTCTTTTAAGGCGTCCGCTATGTCCTGAAAGCGATTCTCCCATACAGCTAAGGTAGAACGCGATATCCCTATGTTCTCTGCTATTTGTTCATTAGTTAAACCATCTTTTGCCCACCCTCTGATAAGAAGTAAGCCGTCAGGCTTTAACCAATCTTCAAATTTTCCTTTTGCCATTTGCTTATCTCCTCTCTGAAAGTTGGCAATAAAAAAAGCAATGTGAATAATTTGCACATTGCTTTAGTTCGTATTAAATTATATGCTAATTTTCGAGATATATTACCGTGTTTTCCCTGGCTTTTGCCTGCAAATTATTTATGTAGATTAAACAACTATTTACTACACCACACCACACTTGCCGCCCACGTTACCCCTATCACAATATCAACTGGCCGTGTTGTTACATAGCCGTCTATAGCTTTTTCTACAGCCTGCCAATATATCTCTATCAAGGTTAGAGCTACTAAAAACATTAGTGTTTGCTTTAACATGTTAGTACCTCAATTAAATAAGCCGCTGTATTACCCCAACGGCAGGGTGACAGCTGGAAGATTGCCTGCCCAGCTTACCCGTGGCAGGACTCGAACCCGCGACAAATGATTAAAAGTCAATCGCTCTTGCCATCTGAGCTACACGGGCAATGTCCAAGCGCTAAGCCTGAACGTTTCACCTTTGCAGGTTATCCCGTTACTAGGCTTCCCTGCGATGTTTTGATACTACCAGTGCGGCCGCTGCAAGCCGCACGGTAGGTGCTATGGGTAGTTATCCGCATCATTCATACGATAAATTGCAGCTACCCTATGCCATCATACGGCGAACGCCATAGCAAATATATAACATACGGTTTGCCACTTGCTCGGACAGTGAGCGGGTTACTGCGTATGCGTTATAAATTTAATGTGCGGCCTTTTGATCACTCCGGCCGCAGGAGCTGGTGCTATTGGTGATACCTTAAATGAGTGTAAATCCTATTAACATTATTTTACATCTTATATTTTATCATGGGTTGACATGGACATTCAAGGACATCTTTTCTTAGCGCCAACAATGCGTCACCATGTAATCGTGTTGCTGTTTTGACGCTATAATGTAAATGTTCTGCAACATCCTTCCAGCTTCGCCTTGAAAAATAATAACATTTTAATACTGCCCTGTGCCTTTCATCGGTCAGTCTGTCGATTATCTGTTCTGCTTCCATTCTTGCCCGCAGAAGCTCTTTACTGCGTTTTTCGATGTATCGCTCCACCTCAATGAGATTAGCAACCACAGGTGCCATTTTATCCGTATTTGCACCATGTACAGGAGCAAAGGACAGCGAAGGTGTAATCTTTTCCGCAAGCGACCGCAGACGCTTCCGCTCATCTAGCAAGTCACTGATTTCTCCTGCAATGAAACGATATCTTTTTAGCTTTGCCTTTATCTCCTCTATGGTCATCTGCTACCCCCTGTATCTACCGATATATGAATATAGCGTATTTTTCTTGACACCCAGCTTTTTAGCAATCGCCGGAACATCCCACCCATCAAACCCCATTTCGAAAATTGCTGTATGCATATCACTCCAATCTAATGCCGTAACTACAGCCGAATTCCCAATCGGTTGGAATGTCGGTATCCCACCGTGTTTATCCATAATATCCCGAAATACTATCGTCATAGTTTTGTGCGGCTCGTGTCGCTTTTGCCCTGCTTTTGACAATCTTGCTTCCTCTCGCCTGCGCTGTTGCTCTTGTAGCCGTGCTATCCTGGGATCTGTTGACGTCAAAGGATTTATTGCCCCTTTATACTCTTGTACCGGTGTATGTTCTCCTCTAATACAAGGATTTAAGCTTATAAACGCACAATAATATCTGTCCCCACAACTTTTCAGCCTATAACACTTTTCACAATCTATCACGTTTTCAGCTCCTTCTACCGCATTATCATAGTCCATACTATATATTGTCCTATCTCACTACCCACACCTATTGCTATACCCGTTATAACGCCTATTGCTATACCAATTACTAACGCTGTATTTGATTTCATTAGAATGGGATATCCTCATCGAACGGCACCGCATGCCCGAACTGCTCAAACTCGCTTTTATCGCCGCTTGTACCGCCTTTATCAGATTTTCGCTCTACAAACTCCACACCATTTGCGATTATTTCAGACACCCAACGTTTGCTACCGTCTTTGGCTTCGAAACTACGTATCTGAAGCCGGCCATCTACAAGTAGTCTATGCCCCTTTTGACAGCTGTTACCCACTAATTCAGCAGCTTTACCCCAAACAACAACGGGGATAAAATCGGTTTCTTTGTTGCCATTAGCATCTTTAAAAGATCTGTCTACCGCTAAAGTGAACTGTGTCACTACTTTGCCGGTCTGTGTATACTTTACGTCCGGGTCTTTGGTTAAGCGGCCCATCAAAATACATTTATTTAACATTTTGCTGCACCTCTCTTTTCTTATTCATAGGCATTTTCCAAATAATTGGTTTTAATAAAGCTATTGATCTTTCTAACTTTAGTATGTTCATTCGGTTTCACCGTCCATAATAGCCCCACAATTCCAGCAATATTTCTGCTCTTCCTCGGGTATAAAGTCAAAGTGTCCATCGGTTGCAGCAGATTCACCGCATACGGTACAGCAGCCATTTTTCCAACATCCTTGCTCACGTTCCTCTACTGCAGGAAAGGTTATTACAACACCAACGGCTTTCATTAAACCTGTTTTCTGTCCTAGAAAATATTCATCATTGCCTGGATATATTTCATTTCCCATTCTCTCTAAATATTCCACTAAAGCATCTTTATCTATCAATTCCATATTATTCACCGCTCCTTTAGTAGCTCAAATCATCATAGATATTGCCGATAACTTTTGCACAAGGTTTCCCACCATGGTTTAAATAATAAATGTCACCATAATATTTAACTGGTTTTTCAATTTCCGCTAAGTAGAAAGCTCCCTGTGCATAAGCTACCTGCATACATGGTGGTATCCAATCGTCCATACAGACGATATCGCCTTCAAATATCTTGTTGCCGTTCTTATCACCAAACCCAGTACACTGACCAACAGTTTCAGGGTCAACTTCATGCATAACCGCTTCTGAAAAATCACCAAACTGATAATTTGAATAACTAATAATAAACGCTTTTTCTTTTAAAGGGTCGTCCTGTTGTTGTACAAGTGCCCCATATACCCAACTTTTAGTGATACTGTCTTTACCTCTAAATAATATTTCACGCATTTTTCTTCACCTTCTTGTGCCAAAATATCCAAAAACAGCTATAAAAACTACGGTCAATATAGCCATTAATACCATTGATAAATTCGGTCCTATTTCATACATTTTTCATGCCCCCTTGTCTGTAAACACATATTTTATGATTGGTCATTTCAACCATCCTGTGAGCAATCTTATTCCAAATAACGTAAGTGTTATAGCCCCTATAGTGTGAGTAATGACATATAAGCGGCTATGTCTGTCACTGCTGTCAGTCAGAAGTACCAACATAGACCAAAGCGCTGACACTGTAATCACAATAATAGATGCTGTAACGACACAATTCATTAGTAAATAAATAAAATCCATGCTATTCATTGTTATTCACGCTCCTATTTAGATATTGTACTCATTACAAAACAAGCTATCATCCAAAGCACCGTAACACTTATAAACAATTGATTCATTTTTCTTCACCATCCTTGATCTCAATTAATGGGCAATCTATCAGCCTAATGTTTGGATCTTCAATTTCACGAACAAGAATACAGCAGCCTTTGCTCTTATCAATAGAAAATGGTAGATTCCTATAAAAGCCAACTGGATATGTCAACGGGCATTCATCGCAGTTTGCAGGCATGTCTATTCCTTTAATTGCTATCATTCTTTTCATCCCCCTCGTAATCTTGACAATAAGCAAAACCGTTCATTAGCACAAAATGACAGGCATTATAACTATAGCTATCTTTATAAGTGCATTCCCCATTACTATAATGCTTGCAATTAACCCACGGACAATATAGTACTCTCTGCTTTGAATATTCATCTCTAACGTGTATCTGTACTACTACGTTAGCCAATTTAATTATTTTCATGTTTTTCTAACTCCGTTCTGTCAGCCCAAGTAATCCTACGCGATTTAAACTTAGTTGGCATAGATATAACAGTAAGCTGAATACAGCTACTACATTCTGGGTTTTCACTCAACTCACTGGTCTTTCTATTATTAATGCATAAATAACAATAGTCTAAGTATTTCATTTTTTACTCCTACATTCTTACCCAACGCTTTTTGTCCTTAGGCATAAATTCAGAAGGTCTAGCAAAACTGTATTTCTCATTAGGCTTACAGTTACCACAAATAAAACTTCCTAGACATTTGCACTCATGGCACCAGCCTACGTACTTGATTTCAGGTTTTTTCATCTGCTCCACCGCCTTAGTCACACACATATTTTTTATTTACATATCCGTCAATTTTTGCAGGATCAAATGCTTTTTTGCAGTTTGGACAGCAAGGAAACATAGTGTTCTCGCCACGCCCCATATTCTTCTCCATATTCTTCAAAGCAACTCTGTATGGCTTGTAGCTATGTGCTATTTTCCAAAAACGTCTGGCCCTTTCCATATATCTATCCCATTCACGTTTTTGCTGTTCCTCAAAAATTGCAACTATGACCATTGCTGCAAACGGATCTACAATAGCACCGCATCGGTCGCAAAATATTAAATGACTTTCTTCATCTATAGAAAGTTGTGGGCGAACGCAATTAATGCCGCCATATCTATTATCTTTATAGCATTTGCAGGCCGAAAAAAACTTCTTTTTCGATACCATGCCTACAAGACTTTTAATTTTCTCCATTACTCCACCGCCTTAAACTTCTCTAAAATCAATATCAGGGTACTTATAAAGCAGCATCTTCTTTTTGATCAAATACACCTGCGTCCGCATCCCTTTTGTATCGACGTAATAAACGTGACCGCCGGCTTCCGTCACCTTAAAATCAGCTCGATAAATAATAGGCCTTATCTTTTTACCTGCAACCTCATAAGCAGGCTGTAAAACAAATTCAGGCTGTAATTCAATGCTTTTTACTGCACCGGTACGCTGCTGCCAAAGTAGGTCCTCATAGTATTTTGCTTCTTTCCTGCTATCAAAGCGAATCCCGTCAACCTCAGTTATTGCATTGCCATATTTCAGCACAGGTACAGCCCCGGGTAAATTCGCCGGCGCCGTTACGCTGTCAGAACGAACTTTACTTACAAGGTGTGCCGGCAGTTCATTCCACGTCGTCATTTATTACTACCGCCGATAACATAATTTCTAGAGCTTTCTTCTCTCTCCGATACCGAGCCACTTTCCCGCCGAGCTGACTGTTTTTTCGGCGCAGTTGTTTGAGTTCCGTTAAAGCCTGCATAAGTACTGGCTTTAATACCGGTATATATTTATCCTCTGGCTCATCTTTAATCATTGCCATTATGGCTTTTATATCCAAGGGTTTCACATTTTACCACTCCAAACTTGTATTAATCAGTAACTCTGTCACTGGCTCTAGCACCTTTGCAAAACACAACCCAACGAGTATTAACTCTTTTATCCCCAAATAGCGGCTGTTCCGGTGCAAGTTTTATAACCTCGCTAAATGGTATCTGCTCTGTATTCCACTTAAAAACCAACGTTCCGAATGGCCGCAGCACTCTAAAACACTCTGCAAATCCTGCTTTAATATCAGCTTTCCAGTTTTCATCCAACACCCCATATTTCTGCGCCAGCCACGACGTTTTACCAGCTCTAACCAAATGAGGCGGATCAAAAACCACTAAATCAAAGTAATTGTCTGCATATATCATTTTTCTAAAATCGCCAAAAAGTCCAGGAGTAATTTTCAGTTTCCGCCCATCACATAGCGTAGTATCCAATTCTCTGTTATCCTGATAAACTGTATATTTATTATCTCGATCATACCAAAACATTCTACTGCCACAACAAGCGTCAAGTATTCTTGTTCTCGTCATATTTCCAACTCCTTATATTTAAAAGGCCGCCCCCTACGGGCTAATCACCTCCGCAGGGGTATACTTCCCTTTATGCTTGTATATAGTTAGTATGCGCGGCCGTTTTAACTTAACTGATATATTTTGTGAAATCTGGTTCCTTATAAAAAATATAATAATTATTGCACCAACGTTGTAATTTTCGCGTAATCTTTGGCGCATTTGATTTATCATAAATCATTACATATGGCTTATATCCTATCTCCCTAAGTTTATATATTCTATATAAATCTTCTTCATGCGTACTACCATAATTAGTTAGTACATAAACCATTTTGTTCCGATCAAATATTTTGAAACCTTTAGAGTATTCCTTAAGTTTTTCTAGAGTAATAACATCATCAGCGTTATCCCAAGCAAAATGAAGCATTTTGTATTTTACTCTATTAAGAGCTTTTAATTTATCGTCTGTCATAAGTCTGATATCTATTCCCTGATTAAAATTAACTACAGCTCTACTATCAGAACACTGGCAAAGTAATTCTTCCCATTCGGAACAAGCTAAAATATTGGGATCTAATATTTCAATACTTTTCTGTCCGCACCAGAATTGCGACAAGTCAGCAACTTTATACGTCTGTACACCTTCCTTTTGACCTACTATGCAGAATGGACACTGACGGGGACAACCTCTGGTCAAGTAGCCATACGCCGTATCCTTGATGCTGTATAAGTTGTAATCAAGATAGTAACTTTCTATCTCGTCCGGTAAACGACTTGTAAGATCATAACCAGTACCACCTCTTACAATCTCGTCTGCCTGGTACGCCTGAACGTCATCCGGTGTAAAAGTAAAAACTTTAGCCATATATATCTTGTCGTAATGCTCTAAGCTTCCGGACCATTGGACCGAATCCCCATTGCTTTTATGCCAAGCTGATATTTTCATTAAGGCGATGTTCGGAAAATTATGTCCGTCTACATCAACAAGTCCTATTTTCATATCAATCTCCTAAAATTCATTGTACTCGCTACTTATGCTAACGCATTCCTTGTCCTTCAATCTTTTAAAGTTATTAAATATCTCCCGTGCCTTCACGGCCCGTGTATCATCTGACCACATCAAGCAGTTCGGGCAAATATGCACCTCAAAATATCGACCTCTGGTTACGTGACTACCCGCCGTTGTATCCTTATGGCATATATCGCAATTCATGATCTCACCTCAAAATGGTTCTGACTTATTAGTGTTCAGCTTGTCAAAATGTTCTTCGCCTAAAATCTGTAGTTCTGCCATATCTGCAGCAAGGTTATACATTTTTGCGTGCTTATTATTTCCATGTGTATCGGTAACCTTAGCTCTAAATTCGGCAATAGTCCCTAAGAAACAACCACAAGACACTGTTATACCTTTGTCTTTATTTTTGAAAAATGTCGTAAAACTAAATCTACTACCAATGCGACCGATCAATAAATAGTCAGCGTCGCCGTACACCCTAGCGTTGCCGCACACCCTAGCGTTGTCGCACACCCAAGCGTCGCCGTACACCTCAGCGTCGCCGTACACCCTAGCGTTGTCGTACACCCAAGCGTTGTCGCACACCCTAGCGTCGCCGTACACCCAAGCGTTGTCGCACACCCAAGCGTCGCCGTACACCCTAGCGTTGCCGCACACCCTAGCGTTGCCGTACACCCAAGCGTTGTCGCACACCCTAGCGTTGCCGTACACCTCAGCGTCGCCGTACACCCTAGCGTTGTCGTACACCCAAGCGTTGTCGCACACCCTAGCGTCGCCGTACACCCAAGCGTTGTCGCACACCCAAGCGTCGCCGTACACCCTAGCGTTGCCGCACACCCTAGCGTTGCCGTACACCCAAGCGTTGTCGCACACCCTAGCGTTGCCGTACACCTCAGCGTCGCCGTACACCCTAGCGTTGTCGTACACCCAAGCGTTGTCGCACACCCTAGCGTCGCCGTACACCTCAGCGTCGCCGTACACCCTAGCGTTGTCGTACACCCAAGCGTCGCCGTACACCCAAGCGTTGCCATTTTGCGCTAAGTTATCTTCTTTTTCCACATATCCACCAAGTTCACCAGCTTCAACACTTCCAAAGCTAATTAAAGCCTTAATCCTAAATAATTTCTTGCCCCATTTTTCTATAAACTCTGCTGTCAACTCATACTTTTTCATAGTTACCGCTCCTTTAAACTTTAGCTAAATCACCTTGACGACATGCTGACCGTTTTGGTACTACATCAGGCACTAACGGATGATATTTATAACACCGTTCACGATCAGCAACCACATAAGTAAATCCACTTTCTTTGTCTACTCTCAAAAACGGTTGATGTCCGCTGTATGGGCAATCAACAGTGTTAATACATTCAGCGCATTTTCGTTCGACGTCTGCGATAAAGCTGATATCGTTGTAATTACGCTTTATAAAGCTATCGTCAGCATCAGGGAAAATCCTCTTTGCTGCAGCTCTAACTTTATCGCTCACTGGCTGCCGTAGTTCGCCAAATGTTTTACCGGCAGCAAGATCAGCAAACAACTTTTTAACAAACTCATTTGCCGCTTTAGAATTACGCTCAATAGCCTTCTTCTCTGCACCAATTTTATTTTGTCGTAGGATTGATAAAGTATTATTAATATCTGCCCATGTTGGCCAATATTTATTATTATCAGCGATATAATCAACAGTATCGCCCCACATCTCAATGTCTGTGTATTTATAACGCTCCAGAGTTTGCCTTTCGATAGTTTTTTTTGCATCTTCGCTTCCCCAGTTTGGCTTTAATCCCGCCGCCTGCCACACTTCATACGCTGCCGTTATCTCTCTAAGTTCCAACATACGGCATATCCCTCACTTCCTCCCAGTCCAGCCCCATAAAACAAGCCAGTCTGTATTTTCTTTTCTCTGGAGGTATCGCTGCCCAGCGCTCCTTATTTTTTGCAATCCATTCGTCTTTCTCTTGTGCTTCCCTGTCAGCAGCTTGCACTGCTTCAGACAATTTGATTTCATCCGTCCAACGTTCATCCTGCAAAAAAGTATCAGGATCAGGTATGTACCTTCCGTTCTCCTCCTGCCACTGATTAGTTTTTTTGTATCGCTCAACAGCAGCATTAATCAATGCATACTGTTCTTCAGAGTGTACACGCATATTCATCCATGCTATTCTTGCAACAGGCTTTTTCCTTTTCGACGGATATAATTCCCAAAATAATTCAAAACCTTTTTCTTTTTCGTTAACCTCTAATCTATTTTTGGTTTGCTCGCGTGCGTGCGCGTTATTATTATTATCATTGTTTATCATTGTTATATTATTATCATTATTGTTAGATGTTAGCTGACTGTTAGGTTGTCTGTTAGGTGTCTGTTGACCGTCTGTTAGCTGACTGTTAGGTCGTCTGTTATCGACTTCCCTTTTTCCTTGATAAACCTGCCAGTTTACTATAGTTATCAGCCTTCCAGTCTTTGTTGATTGGTCTGTTAAAAAATTCATATTTTCAAACTTTTTTAACGCAGTCCTTACATTTTGGACTGTTAGTCCATTTCCACAAGCTTTTACGATATTAGGCAAGCTGGTTATAAATTGTCCCGGTTGGCAAATAAATTCTTCTCCCTGCCAATACCACTTTTTTTCACTGTGATTTGCCATTAAAAGCAGAGTGATTAAAATTACTTTTTGCTCAACTGTCGTAACCTGCCAAATCGGACTATCTAACAATTTTCGATGTAAAGCAATAAACCCAGTATTCATAGCACTTTACTCCTGATGGTCATATTTTGTAGATAAATACGCTTTTACCTTTTGCCCAATTACAACGCCCTCGGCGGCATTGTGGCGCAGGTAATGACAGTCATTACAAAGCATTGCCATATCTTCAAGCCTATCCTGTCCACCTTGTGACTTTAGCGGCTCGTGGTGAGGTTTTACACCAGGTTCCACAAAGCGGCTACAATTTACACACAACCCACTATCACGGTCGTATACTGCTTCACAAAGTTTTTTAAGCGCGACACCTTTAAGCCGTATCCGCTTTACTTTTGGAATCATCTTTATTGCCCCATTTATTCAGCATTTCTTCGATGTCAGCTCTAGGTCTCAGCTTAACGCCCTGCTCTTCTGCCATAGCCAGAAGGCAATCAATAAGCCGTGACATTTGTTCACGGTTATACTCCCTGCTGCCAAGATAAAAATCAGCTTCGTAATCGCCAGTTACTATGACAATTCGCCCAACTCTACCGGCAGTCCAGCCTTTAATCATATACTCCAGCGATTCTTTATCCATAAAATGATAGTTTCTGTAAGGCCCGCAATCTTTTATTGCTTCCCTATACACGTCCTCTTTACTGTAGTAAACCTTTTCCTGCGACAACTTTTTAGCTATTTCATCGCATAAGTGCCAGCAATAATTATTAGCTGACAGCGTTCGCGCCTTTGAGAGCGGTTTTATTTCTACCTCAAGGGTTTTCCCTCGTCTAATCGATTCTTGAAGCTTCTGAACGTCTTCTGCTTCTCTAAAGGGCACCGATACCATTAACCCAATACCTTCAGTACCCCTTAATACAACTAAATCTTTTACCGTGGTTTTCATTCCATTGCCTCTTCTGCTGCTTCTATTGCATCAAGACACGTTTTTGCACAGGAATGTGCATTCTCATACTGTGGTTTTGAAAGAATAAATTTTAATCCTTCGATACCCATTTCTTCTACATTCTGCCAACCTGCGTTACCACGAACATAACATTTTGTACCATCAAATTTTACAAACTCAGTAGTTTTTACTGCAGCTTCTTCCTCTGGCACTTTAACTGGTTCATGTGCTATTGCCCCCTGCTCAATCCACTGCCGTATTTTAGCTCCTATTTCCGGGGTTATTACACCTACAGAATTATCAAAAAGACGTGTACGATCTTTGCTTGCCGTAGCCTCATGTTTTTCACGATCAATATCAAACATGATAGTAAATTCGTACTCCAACCCCTCACGTTGTACAGGAGCCATACCAACTTTTTTGATTTTCTTATCTTCGGTTTGAATATAATCTTGTTTGGACCGCATGGTCACAATAACATGCATTTTACTTTGCAAAATTGTCTGCACTAATTTATCATGCATTGGCGTAATATCTTTCCATGCCGCCCAAGAATTGCCCTTATATTTAGTTCTGGCAATTTGTTCTTGTTGCTCTAATAGCCCACCTGCTCCATTCCATACATGTGACAAACTATCAATGATCAACACATCATAACCAGCCTTTTCAGCTTCTTTTATGGCATTGATGTAATTCGTAGTATTAAAAGGCGGGACAATTTGCGCAACGTCATAATTATAAAGATCAGAATATAATTCGCCGCTACCATTTTCCGTATCAATCATAGCTATCTTTTCGCCTAACCCTTGTGCCATCAATAATGCGGAATATGTCTTACCGCTTCCAGATACACCACACAAAGCAATTTTTACATAGCTTCTTTTACGTTCTGCCTTTTTAAACATTACTTATTCCTCCCTTTACACCGCTCTGCACGTCTAAGCAATTTAACAGCCTGCTTTGCGGGGACTTTAGGCTCACCGTATGCCTGCTGAAGCGCACGAAAGGCCGCTAACTTTTCTTTCTCATTCATTTCTACGCCCTCCTAAAACTCTCTAAAAGTTTGACCGCCGCATCTACAGCGTGTATCCTCTATTGGCACTCTACATCCACAATGTACACATACAACGACCGGTACTGGCGATAGTCTCACCGGCACCTTTAATTTCATCTTGTCAACGATTGCTACTGCCCTGTTTAGGCGTTCAATCTTTTCCTGCAATAAATTATCCATTTACAAATCACCTTCGCTCTGCTAAAATGAAGGTGGACGCTAAACTTCGTAAAATTTACAGTCCACCTGAGCTATCGAAGCTGCTACTTCGGTAGCTCTTTTTCTTTTGCTTTGTCATAATCACTCCTCCTAAACTAAATCAGATACTTCACAGTTCATTGCTGCTGCAATTTTCCTGAGTGTAGATAATGTCACGTCTTTACCATTTTCAATATCACGTAAATTCTTGTACCAAACACCACTGGCATTAGCTACTTGATACCTTGACAGGCCTTTTTGTTCACGAATTTGTTTAATTTTGTTCATCTTGAATACTCTCCTTACTGTGGTACAATTACTATATATGGAGGTGATATTATGGCTAAAATTATTACTTACGACTTACGTAAACCTGGCACAAATTACGATGGTCTTATTGCTCGTATCAAACAATATACCCATTGTAAATTGACAGAATCTTGCTGGTTAGTTTCTACAACTTGGACTACAGCACAAATTCGCGATGACTTAAAAAGATTTCTCGATGTAAACGACAGACTATTTGTTGCCGAACTTTCAGGAAACGCAGCGTGGACTGGTCCGATGCTCAGTACAACAGAATCCATCAAAAAAATATTGAAATCATAATGGTTGTAAACCACTTACCGGTTTGCCAAATTGGCAGGCCGGTTTTTTATTGTCAGTCTCTCCGCAACACCCTTCTGACAAACCATATTTCCCGCTACAAACCTGATTTTGTAAATCCTCTGCCAGTCTTTCTAAAACATCACCAGCTTCATTTATCGTTAATTCATTCACAGAAGCAAAGGAAAAAAAACATTCTCTCAAGCTTTGATAATCATCCGGTGCTACTTTGTTATTAAACATAAATTATTCCTCCTTCGTTCATCTCAACACCCCTACTGTCACTACAGCAGCCATAATAGCTACGTATGTTCCGACAAATATTGCTGTTGTTGCTACGGTAAAATCTCTAATCATAAGCCTGCCACCTGCCCCATAGCGTAGCCAATATTGTAGATCATTCGTACTGCTACCAGAGCTGCTACTACAGTCAGCAACCACATAGCCGGATACCTTGCAATACTATCAAGTAAGCCTGCTGTTAAATCAACCGCTGCTAAGTATGCTAAGTGAATGTCTTTATAAATATTTTTCATTTTGCGACCTCTCTTTCTGATCCAATCAGTGCCAATAATGACTGTGCTGCTTCTCTACATTCTTTTATCATTCGGCTACCAAGTTTGGTTTTACTTAGTGTTTTCTCTACCATCTCAGGCAGAAGCTTTGACACGTCAGATACTTCTTTATGTACCCTTAATATCTTTATGCCCTCTGCATCGTTAATCGGAACTAAACCGAAAATATCGCAAAATACAGGATTTCGTTGCAGGTGTTGTACTCTAAGCCATGGAGTCCGATACATTTCAGTCATTTTTAACACAAGCCAATCAGGAACAACCCTGCCATCTAGTTCGTATTCTGCAAGACTACGTTCCGATACTATCAATAACATAGCCGCTTTAGGCCTTGTCATACCTGCAAAAAGTCGGGCATTTAAATAAGGGTTCATGCTGTTTTTTTGCATGTTGAAACTCTCCTTTCGTGATATTATTTCAAGTAGTCAAACAACCTGTTCAGCAAGTAATTGAGCGGCTCGTTCTGCTTTGCGCTTTTCGATACCTTTGCGTAACTCCTCTGCCCAGTTATCGGCAGATATTTGATCTTTCTTCCGATATTGTTTCATAGAAGCAGGCCTGCGTTTTGACTGATTGATTGCTTCCGCCTTCTTCCTGGCGTTTTCTTCATCCTGACGTCTAAAAAAATCTAAAAGTGTGTCCTCAAATACATACACCAGCGACCCTTTCTTACCACCGCCAGAATGAGGAAACTCACCTTTTGCCGCCCGGTCTTGCATCCCTCGGTACGAAAAGCCATGCTTTTCACAAAAGGCTTTTAGTGTCATTCGCATTTTTATATCTCCTTATCTGCTTTTCCAACATCTGAAACTGCTAATAAATTTCCTTCAAAATCCCAATACTGCGTTACTATCCTACAAGGGTCTGTTATATCTAAACCACTTCCAACAAGCCCCTTGGTTTCAATAACTTGTATTACTCGTGCCTGATCCGTTCCTCTCGGTCTAGCTGCATATGAATTAAACATGCTTACGCTCCTTTCTGATCTTTATTCAAGAAATATTCAACTGTGTTATAATTTTGGTAAATACTTGAAAGGCTGTGATTTCGTGGATAAAGAAACTGAAATTACTTTGGTCAAACAATTTTCAAAAAACAAAGCTGTAACCTATAAAGCATTACAATCTGTATTTGGTAAAACCACACTTTATATTGTTCAAGATGGTTTGTTTGGTTTAGAAAGCGCACCAGTTATTTGCTATAAGGTGCATTCTAAAACTTATTATTACGGCAATTCTGCCAAAGACCTTATTGGCACTGAATGGAATTTTTCTGACGATGCTGTGTTTAAACTCACCAAACATGGTACGGATATCCTTTATGATGTGGAAAAGGAAGAAAAAAATCAAAAACAATTTGATGAAACATATCGCCTAAACAAAAGAATTTACAGGGCAACGCTCGCTGCTCTTGTCGTTGCTACTATTTCGCTAACAATCGCCATACTTGCAATGCTAATATAATCATCTGACAACCGATTGTGGCATACAGTATTTTTAAAATACACTCTTGCCGTTGTATGTATTCAGCTCTTTCTTTATCTTTCATGCTTACGCTCCTTTCTGGTCTTTATTCAAGAAATATTCAATGGGTACATTGAAATAGGCAGCTATTTTCGCAAGCTTATCAATCTTAGGATTGCTTCTGCCATTCTTCCAATCAGTAAAAGTAGACGGCACAATACCTGTTTCTTTTGAAACCCTATACGCTGTTATATTATTTTTAACTAATAGTTCTTCGAACTTCTCATACATATAGAACACCCCCTTTCAATATTTCAGAATTATTGTTGAAATTATTTCGGAAATTCGTTATAATAAAATTAATTACGAATGTGTGTTTTGATTTTATTTAGTTTGTACGCCCCTATCTCTATTTTCCGTATTTTATTTGTTGGTTATATCTGATTTCCGTATTTTTATGTTAACACTGATTTTCGTAATTGTCAATTACTATTTTCTGATTTCAGAATTTTTTTTTTTTACAGGAGACTTTTATTATGGCAAATTATGAAAAATTCGCTCAATTACTCTCTGAACGCAATATTAAATCTGTGGATGTTGCCCGAGCTACTGGAATATACACGTCTACTTTTTCAGACTGGAAAACTGGTAGAAGTAATCCTAAAATGGATAAATTACAAAAAATTGCAAACTATTTCAATGTCCCGGTCGAATATTTTTCTGACCAACAAACACTCTCAAATACTAAAAGCAAAAAAAAGATACCCAAAGACTTAAAAAAAATACTTGATAATGAAGAAATTACTCTTAATGGACGTTTAATGTCACCAGGAGATAAAGAAAAAATCTTTCGTATAATAGAGGCAGCTTATTGGGACGCCAAAGAAATGAATAAGAAAAAGAAGGACTGATGGTGATATGGCCTACAATATTCCATTACGTGTTCGTAATCTTATTAATAAAGTTGGATCGACTGATCCGTATGATATCGCCGACTATTTAGGCATAAAAATAAAAACCGTCGACACACCATCATATGTCAACGGTTTTTGGCAACAAATATTAACCCATAAATTCATTTTCATAAATCAAAATCTTTGTGAATGGCAGCGAAAAGCAGTCATCGGGCATGAACTAGGCCACATTATTTTACACCCAGAATATAGTTACTTTTGCATGAACAGACGAACTTATTATTGCTCACAGCGTCACGAAAATGAAGCTGATTATTTTAGCATTGAACTTTGTAGTTATTCGATGGATATTGAAGCAAATTTTATTGAATTATTTTTAAAAGACGGCTGGAAATAATATCATATTTGTTAAGCAATATCATTCAAATAAAAAACTTAAGGGGATGATTTCATGGGATTTTTTTCTGCAAGCGAATCAGAAGTACAAGAATATATTGAAAGACTTGTAGGATTAGCTGAAGTAGGAAAAATAAATTCTAATGATTTAGATCAATTAACAAGATTTGCAACAAGCGCATCATTTTCAAATAAACAGTTACAAGAAGCGCAAGTTGTGGTCTGTGCCAAATTTTACAAGCAAGTTATGTCTGATGATATTTTAGATAATGCCGAGATAGCAAATTTCAAATTGTTAGTCGATTACTGTAAATATCTGCCAAAAGAAGTAAGAACAAAATTAATTTCAGCTATTGGCAACTTAAATTCAATATATAAAATAAGAACAAGTGGATCATTGCCTATTCTACCCGATAACGCTGTAAATATTATGTTAAAAGCAAACGAAGTTATTCATTTCGTTTCAGATGCATCCATGCGCAAAAAACGAAAAGTTACAAAAACCGTAAATTATAGAGGAATAACAACTAGTATAAAAATTTGTAAAGGCGTTAGATACCGGTTGGGATCTATTTCACCTACACGAGAAACTAATGAATTTTGGGAAGATGAAGATTATGGAAAATTCTTCATTACAAATCAACGTATAGGTTTTCTTGGTATAACAAAAAATTTTACAATTCCTATACTTAAGATATTATCTTTATCTTATGGTGAAGGCGGATTAAATATATTTAAAGAAGGACGACAAACCCCTTTTATTTTACATTTTCCGCCTTATGATCTTCCGCTATATATAATTTCATCTTTAATTAATGGAATTGAAGAAAATTCCCCTGAACAAATTCAACCGCTACAAGTAAATTCTAGTAACACTAATGACTTAGAAAACAATGAGCCGATACAAGCTTTGCCTAATCTTCAAACAAAAGATCAACCACCTATAAATACCAGGGAAAACAGTGGATGTTTTGGATGTCTCAAAAACGTACTTATTGGGATATTTATATTTGCGGTTTTAATAGGTCTTGCCAACAGTTGCGGGAAGTCGCCTTCAAATTCAGAACAAACTAAAACTCCTGCTCCACAATCCATTAAAATACACAATCTAACAGATCAACAATCAGCTAATGTAGCTTCTGTGTTAGCACAATGTGGCTTTGAAAATTATAAATTATCAGAGGATAAATCTTTAGATAACGCTACAGGAGCAGCTGAAAAAGGGTACAAAATTGAATATGGCGAACTAAATTACTATAATTTATTACTTGCACCAAATGGATCGGTTTATAAAATCACAAAATATGAATTTGATGTTTTTGCGAATGGTAAAGTCCAACATAACGCAAATGAATTTTATTTGAGTAGAAGTGATAAAGAAGCATTAATGAAGATAGCAGAAACAGCAATAAAGAAAGAATTAGACAAAATGCAAGTGCCACATACAGACAAAATTGAGTATTGGGGCGTTTACGATTGGAGTTTTACTAAAAAGCCAGATAAAACTAAAATTAGTTCTTATTTTGTAATGACAAACAATACAGGCGGAAAAAGACGAACTGATTTTTCTATGTATATTGATAACAAAACTAAAAATGTTTCTGAATTAACATTTGATAAAAGCCGGTCCGATAAAATCCCGGAGAAAAAAGAATCTTTATTACACAAAATATTAAACTGACGAGGTACTTGAAATGAGGAAAATATTATTACTCACGCTTGCTTTATGTTTAGCTTTCTCCTCGCTCGCCTCTGCAGCTAGTTGGAAATGGCTAACGTCAACAGATGATGTTACAGTATCAATCAATACAGATAATATTACACGTGTAAACGGAATATACACAGTATGGGTGCAGATAAAATATGCTGATTATGCCCAAAAAAACTATAAAGGCGAAAAAATAGCTGTAACTTTAGAAAAAATGAATTTTAAACGAACCGAAATGGGCGATGAAGGCAGATCTCTTGAAATTATTGACTATAGTTCCAAAGGTAATTTTTTACGTAACACGAAAGGTTCTGCAGCCTGGGAAAGTGTTATACCTAGTTCAATAGGCGAACAAATCTTCCAAGAAGTATTAAAATTACGTTCCGATGCAGATAAGGAAGATGATATTCAAATCCAAAAAGAAAAAGATGCAGAGCAGACTCAAGCAGAAAAAGAAAAACGCAGCAAACAAAACAAAGAAAATACTAAAGTTGCAACTGACGTAGCATGTGCTGTTTTAGGTGGTTTATTCTAAAAAACAAAAAGCCGCTCCTAATGGAGCGGCAATATACAGGTAATTAACTATGAAGCTGGACTATGATTTAATACGCGACTTACTTTTATATGTCGAAGATAAGACTGACGGCGAAAAAACAATTCATGTGCTAAGTATAGCTGAAGATTTCCATGCAGTAGAAGTGCAAAAGATAAAATATCATTTAAAATATCTTAAAGACTCTCATTACTTACAGCATATTCGCGATGTAAATATTTTAGACATTACCCCTCTAGGTAGAGATTATTTAAACTCGGTCAGAGAACAATCTATTTGGAAAGAAACAAAAAAAGTATTTCATCCCTTAGGCTCTGTAGCATTATCTGTAGTATCTGACATCGCTACATCCATTATATTAAAACGCTTAGGCCTATAAGGAATTGTATTATCTTCTGCTTTCTTTTTCGTATGTTCAAAAATAAAATCAAAAAGCCCAATAGGAACATTATTATTGTTAAGTACAAAAATTATTTCATCTGTGGTTTTTTCAATATTAACATTTTCCATACTTACACCTTCTCTCATAATTATTATAATATATCATAATAATTCTTGCATCTAACAATTATTCAAACTGTGAAAATTTGTCACAGTTTGAATAATACTACCGCTGGACGCTAGAAAACAATTAAAAGAAACTGACAAATAAAAAGCAGCTCATATGAGCTGCAAATTTTTACTCATTCTATGCAAACATACGTTTTAAAAGGGGTTGATATTTTATGGCACGTGTTCGAGCTAAAGGCGAAGGCTCAGTATATTTTGAAAAACAACGTCAAAAATGGCGTGTAAGAATAGTAACGCCGGCCGGTATTGTCCAGAAGCGTTTTGATTCGCAGCAGGAAGCTATCGACTACAAAAACGAAGAAATAGCCAAAATCAAACAAAATGTCTATAATAAAGATGGCTTAGCTCCGTTTGGACAATTTGTTATTAAATATCTTGCTGATTTTAAAACATATCCTACTGTATCAGAAGGAACAGAAATATTTTATCAGCGCCGGGCCAACAAAATAGCTCCTTTGGTAAAATATCCCATAAAAAATATAACAACTGAAATTTTACAGCACTACTTTTTGAGTTTAAAAAGCAGTCAAGATGACAAGCGCAAAACATATGAATTTTTAAAAATGATATTTACGTTTGCTGTATCTCGACAAATAATTCAATTCAATCCTATGCTTGCTGTTCCCAAGCCAGAAATGGCCTATAAAAACGAAGATGATGAACCTGAACCATTTTCTCAGGAAGAAATCAAAACTATTTTAAATTACCTAAAATCAGATTACAATCAACATAAATATTATGTAATGATTTTGCTTGAAGTATCCACCGGATGCCGTATCGGTGAATTGTTAGGTATATTAAAAAAATGGTATAATTCCACCAATCAGCAGATAAAAATAAAAAAGTCTGTAAAACAAGATAAAAACAATAAAACAATTCTTGGCAATACAAAAAACAGACAATCAATACGTACCTATGATCTTAGTCGTAAGCTATGCGATATCTTGGATGAATATATAGAACGCACTGAATATGCAAGCGAATATCTTTTCAGTACTCGTACAGGTACGCCCATAAGTCGTAATAATATGCGTAGAACATGGAAACGTATTCTGAGTGAGCTGAATATACCCTACAGGCGCTTTCATTTTCTCAGGCATACATACATCACTGAAATGTTGGCACAAATGCCACTAGCAGATGTCAGTGCAGCTGTAGGGCATAGCAAAATTGAAACAACCTTGAAATATGCACACAAGAAAAAAGGTAGCGGAAAAAGGCTTGCAGAAATTGCTGAAAATATGTATTACTAAAAGGTCAAAATAATTTACAAACTCCCATTCAACTCCCTTGACCCATTGAAAGGAAACTCCCATGCAATAAAAAAAGCACTGCAAACTATTGCAGTGCCTACTTCTAACAGTGGTGGAGACAAGCGGGATCGAACCGCTGACCTCTTGAATGCCATTCAAGCGCTCTCCCAGCTGAGCTATGCCCCCAAGACAATTAAGATTATAATAGAAAACAGCCTTACTTGTCAATATAATTGTAAAATATAACTCAAAAATATTGCAGTAGGTTAAGCACCGTGCTATAATGTATGACGCAAGCAAAGACGCCTGCCTTCCTGGGTCAAATCTGCCTTCAGGAAGGCAGATTTATTTTTTCAGGAGTGTTTGACA